ATGGATCACTCACACACGAAGTTGATGGTTGGGAAAGAACATGTATCACAACAATTCATCGATGATGTAATTGGTAATGAATACAATGAGACCCGTGAGAATGGCGCCTGAAGCGATGGCACCCTTTTGGGCGATGAGCATGGCGACGATATCATCTATAAAACCAATGTTCGTGGGCTTCTTCACATTTTCGGGGACAATTTTTGCAATCGCGACGTAGAGGGACATGGCAATTATAACTGGTCTCAATGTTTCCTGATCTAACATTTACAATACACTAATATTTTAACTTTGGTTGATGTTTCTTACAGAATTCACCACACGTAGCCCTAAACCCACACGATTTGCCAGATAATGTCACTGCCTGGCAAATCTGTAACGTACGCCTTTTTTCTACGACCTGTTCGGGTGCTTTGTCTAAAAACCGAATAACTTTACTTTCCTTTTCTTTTCGGATTTGTGCGTATTTTTGTTTCATCTTCCATGTTGCGTGTGCAAGTTTCTTGCATCTATCGGTTGGCGAATCCACACGGTACATGCGCATAGCATCAGTGAGGCACTGTTCGTAGGACATCTTCAGAATAGTATAATTATAAGGGTGGGTCTGTGTGACTTAGGTATTTTTTATTATATGAAACCATATCGGAATTGAATACCTAATACCACGTGATATTATGCTTATACCATGCACATAATCTATATTAGATGGGAATAAAACGAGTTTTCCCTTTTCTGGATTAATACTCACAAGTAACTCAGGGAAATATAGTTTACCACCGTCGAAGTCATCGTTAAGATACAATATAGCGGTATAGTCCCTGTTTTCACAACCGCGAGAAGGAAATCCAGTAATAAGACTTCGTGTATCACAATGTGGTTCCATTGATTGACCGCGATACCACGTCACCACGTCACCGTAAGTGACCCCCAATTTATGTTTAAATATTTCCGATGATTTATTTGTAATTTTATCTAAAATGTCCTTTAATACATTCTTCGATGGAAAGTCATCCATATATCTATTTCTACCAGCATAAAATGGAAATACTTTATCCAGGGGTATGGTGGGTGTAATTGGTATCTCACTTACAATAAGGTCACACACATTATCCGACACAAAATTTTTTATTTCATGTATGTTCATGATATAAATTAATATATAAATTTACATGGTTATTACCGCACAATGATATAATCAAATACCCCTACCTTTGTTTTTAAAAATAGCTTAAGTGGAAGCCTCGTTTATTAAAAATCAAGTAAAAATGAGTGAAAGCATCCAAAAGCTTACCCACGTGGAACATATCTTAAAAAGACCCGACTCGTATGTTGGTCCTGTTGCTCGCGTTGGTGAAGAATATTGGGTCAAGGAAGGTGACGGTTTCGAAAAGAAAACAATCATCTACGCGCCAGCGCTTCTCAAGATTTTTGATGAAATTCTTGTTAACGCCATCGACCGTAATTCACTCTACCCGAAACAGGTAACGTCCATCTCCGTCAACGTAGACAAAGAAAAAGGTGAAATAAGTATCGAGAATAATGGCCCCCTCGGTGGTATCGCGGTCAAGGAACACGAAAAAGAAAAGATTTGGAATCCAGAACTCACGTTCGGACATCTTCTCACGAGTACGAACTATGATGATTCGCAACAACGCGTTGTCGGTGGTAGAAATGGATACGGTGCAAAGCTCACGAACGTATACTCGAGCAAATTCTCTATCAAAATCAAGGATTCGGAAAACAAGACGACATACACACAAGAGTGGGCGGACAATATGAAAACGTGTGGAAAGCCGAAGATGCGTAGCTATTCGGGAGCGACCTCGAGTGTATGTGTGACGTTTACACCCGATTGGTCTAGGTTTGGTATGAAAGCCATGGATGATTACATATTCAAGATTTTCGAGAAGCGTGTCTATGACGCAAGCATCTGTACCACACCGAATTGCAAAGTCAAGTTTCAAGGAGAAGCGCTCCAAAAGACTGCATTTAATGAGTATGCAAAAATGCACACAAAATCCGACGAAGTTTGTATGTTTACATCGGATAGATGGTCGGTATGTGTTGCACCTTCGGAAGATGGATTCGAACAAGTCTCTTTCGTTAATGGTATTTGTACGACCAAAGGTGGAAGTCATGTAGACCACGTGGCTGGAATTCTCGCGTCGAATATCATCGATGAAATGGCAAAGAAAATCAAACTCAAACCACAACAAGTCAAGAATGCGTTTATGGTGTTTGTGAAATCAACACTTGTGAACCCAACATTCAGTAGTCAGGTTAAGTCCGAGTGCACACTTAAACCACAAGAATTTGGGAGCAAATTCGAACCAACAAAGAAACTCATCAAGGACATTCTCAAGACGAATGTGCAATCAGAACTCATGGCACTCTCTAAATTCAAAGAGATGAAAGAGCTTCAAAAGTCTGATGGCGCGAGGAAGTCTAAAATTACTGGCATTCCAAAGTTAGATGATGCAAACAAGGCGGGTACTGTGCAATCTGAGAAGTGCACACTCATCGTCACAGAAGGTGATTCAGCGAAATCACTCGCAGTCGCTGGACTCTCGGTCGTTGGACGCGATTATTATGGGGTATTTCCACTTCGCGGGAAGTGCAAAAATGTGAGAGATGCATCTGTCAAACAACTCACAGAGAATAAAGAGTTTAGTGACCTCAAGAAGATTCTAGGTTTGCAACAAGGTAAAGTGTATACCACCCTCAGTGAACTCCGGTACGGTCGTCTCATGATCATGACGGATGCCGATACGGATGGGAGTCATATCAAAGGTCTAGTACTCAATATGATTCATTACTTTTGGCCGAGTTTACTCGACCTAAATTTTGTAGTGAGCATGGTCACACCTATTATTAAGGCGACCAAAGGTTCGCAGACTATGTCATTCTACACCGATTCTATGTTTAGAATGTGGTACGGAAATGGAAAACCGGGATGGAAGATCAAATACTACAAGGGTCTCGGTACGTCTACGTCAGCGGAAGCGAGGGAATATTTCAAGAATATCGAAAAGCTCACGGTCAAATTTGACACAGACGAGAAGACAGACGAATCTGTCGTTCTCGCATTCGATAAAACTAAGGCTGATTCTCGTAAAACATGGCTTTTGGAGAGCACAGAAAAGGAAAGTTCTGAACTCGAAATTCCATATGGAAATGTCGAACGAATCAACATCACAGAATTCATTCACAAAGATCTGGTAAATTTCAGTCTCGCAGATTTGAAACGTTCCATTGCACACATGTGTGATGGTCTCAAGCCTTCACAAAGAAAAGTGATGTATTCATGTTTCAAGAAGAATCTGACGAATGAAATGAAAGTGGCACAGTTAGCTGCATACGTTGCAGAAACATCGGCGTACCATCACGGAGAAGTGTCTCTCGCGGATACAATCGTAAAATTAGCACACAATTTTACGGGTTCGAACAACATCAACCTTCTTGAGCCATGTGGTCAGTTCGGTACGAGACTCATGGGTGGTAAGGATGCAAGCCAAACGAGGTACATTTTCACAAAACTCACAAAGGACGCGAGGAAACTTTTTGATGCCAGAGATGACGCGGTACTCAAGTATCTCGATGATGATGGTAGACTCATTGAACCAGAATATTACGTGCCAGTGTTACCGACAGTACTCATCAATGGTACCGAAGGCATCGGAACGGGGTTTAGTTGTTATGTACCACCATTCAACCCAAAGGATATCTGTGAAAACATAGAACGAGCTATTTACGGCGAAACACTCAAAGAAATGAAACCGTGGTTTGACAAGTTCAAGGGTCGTGTATTCAAAAATGAGGAAGGTCTCTGGATTACAGAGGGTGTATGGACGAGCAACAGTTCTGGAACAAACATTAAAATTACAGAACTTCCACCAGGGCGATGGACACAAGACTATAAGGAATACCTCGATGGTCTCGCAGAAAAGAAAGTCATCTCAGGTTTTGTAAACAACAGTACGACAGAAGACGTGGATTTCACTATCACTGGATACAATGGCAAGAATCTTGTCAAGGATTTCAAGCTTCAAAAATCGTTTCACGTGAGTAACATGCATTTGTTCCACCCGACAAAGGGTATCAAAAAGTATGCGAGTCCCGAAGAAATTTTGGAAGATTTTGTAGAAATCAGAATCGATGCGTACAAGAAAAGAAAAGCACACCTTCTCCAAGTTCTCACAGAAAAATCAACTAAACTAAAAAACATGTCTCGATTTGTAGACGCAGTCATTAACGAGCGCATTATCGTATTCAAAAGAAAAAAGAGTGAACTCGAGAATGAGATTTCAAAGTCGTATGATACAGTTGATGGTTCATATGATTATTTACTCAACATTAAGACGTACCAGTACACGAAAGAAGCTGTACAAACACTCAATGAAGAGACCGAAGCCATTGAACGTGAACTTGAAAAATTGGCTGCCACGAGTCACATATCCATGTGGAAAATGGATTTAAAAATATATAAGCAATAAGTAGTATGTGCGATAGATCTGGTCCAGATACCGGTGCCGCACTTTGTCTGGCAGCCATAGGTGGTCAGGACACGTATCTTTTGGGTGGAGAATCACTCTTTAACTACGAACCAAAACGACACTCGAATTTTAGAAAATTTCATAGAAGTTTTAATGTGAATAAACCTTCAAGTGCCCCAGATGGATGGCCTTTCGGTCAAAGTATAAAAGTTACATTTAGACCACAAGATATGGGAGATCTTCTTTCGAATATGTACATTAAATTAAATTTACCCGGACTTTCAAATACACAATATAATTACGCGGATCGTGTGGGGAGACATTTATTCAAATCTATCACCATGCGCGTAGACGAGAATATAATTGAAATATACAAGGATGATATAGGATTCATATACGATGAAATGTATTTAGATCAATCAGAAAGCGTGAGCAGAATATACACAGATGGACGTTTTTTGTATAGAGAATCTGTGCTCGACCAAAATCTTAATTTTTTTAGAGGTCTCGATACATCCGTGTATGTACCTATCCCATTTTTCTTTTCGAGAGCTTATGAATCGTCCGATTATGAAACAAACATACACAATAGACCGTATTTTCCATTATGTGCCATTAATAAACAAAAACTCGAATTTGAAATTGAATTCAGACCACAGGCGTTCTTCACAGATGATCCAGTTACCTTGTCAGTACAGGATTTTGATATCATTACCGAAGAAATTACACTCACACCCGAAGAACGTCTCTTTTACACGTCTAAAAAATACGAAATGATAACCGATGTTTTTAAAACTCACCCTAAATTTGACATAGAACCCGGTGAGAATAGAGTCAAATTTGAACTCACGCCAGAAAATCGCGTAAAAACACTCCACTTCTTCTTCAGAAATAAATTGTTTGAGAATGAGAATGTCGCGAGTAACGCAACTGCCACAAATGAAATATACGATTATTACCACAATAGATTCAATCTTGGACCAAAACCATCATACAGACGTGCAATTGATTCATTGTCCGATGACGTCGCAATCGCAGCGAAACTATTCATAGATGGTCAAGAACTTCCATTCATAAATTATGTAGATTCACACTATTACAGGTATCTCACTGTTTTGAATCATAAATTTCATTCAACACCCAGAA